TGGCAGAATTAAATCCATTCTTCTGGTTATACTGCAAACTGTGATTCTCGCTCTTCTTCTTAGTCCGCTTGTAACGGGCAGGTAAGTTTGCCCATATATACTTTTGAGCATCAGTAATACTACGCTCCTCCGTCACATGCATACTGCGAATCTCAGCTTCAGGTATCTGCTGGGCTAAATGAACTAATAAGCGAGAAGCGAACATCGTTTTGGATGACCTGTTTCCACCAAGAATCACATGAATCTTATCCTTATCCCACCTTTCCATTACCCTACGCCAACCCGGTAATGTCCATCCCCATGCGATAGGATCTTCCTTTTCAGACTCAGGTTGATCAATAATTAAGCGACTTAACATCTCTGCACGATCCTGCGGTAATGCATCCACCTCTTCCTCGGTCAACGCACAAGCAAGCTCGCCCTTTTCAAACTTTAAGTCATCCGTCCAAGGGATGCCAAAGTTCGCGTCTATCTCATCTGCATAGGTTAGTTTAGGCATAACGAGATGGCGGTGTCATTCCGCGTCTTTCCCAAAACTTTTCATACCAATCCCCACAAGTAAGGTATTCAAAGAGTTTATTATACTCTTCCATTTGAGCTTTAGTGCCATCAATCCATTTACCATCCACCCAATATCCTGGCCGTTGTAATTTAACTTGCGTGTTTTTAATCACCAACTGGCAAGGCACTTGTTGAACTCTTATTCGTTTCCTAGGCATTAAAACTTCCTTAACTTATCCTGTTCCAATGCATAGCCCACGCCATGCCCCAAGTCTTTCTTGTTCTCTTCCTTGATAAGCTCTTCCTTCCACGCCCATCCCTTGTAATCAAGATTCGATCCATCCACCACGCATAGTACATAAACATCCACATCGGGGTTCACCTTCAGTGTACTAAGCAGTCGGGCATTGGGATACTTGGACGCTTTGATGTCATAACGCTTCCCACTCGCCATAACTCCATCTGCGGAACCACTCCTTGGACTAAGACCCAAATCTGGGAATACATTCATCTTCTTCGCAAAACCATACTCCGCCATCATCCCCATCACATCCGCTTCCGCACCATCGTGGTCACCCATCTTCGCGTCACGCACCCCGTTCCCACGGGCAATGAGACTACGCATCCGTCCAACCATCTGGCAGACTTGTACCTCATCGGGCTGGAGTTTAATCAGCATTCTTTACGAATACGCCATCCACCATTTTGCCTTTTCTATCTTTGATATCTTGATATGCGGCAAGTAAGCAGTCCTCTAGCGTTACATAATTTCGAGTACATATATTAATTAAAACAACCAATATATCCCCTATATCATCAAGTAGGCATTCATCTTTGCATACAGAGTCACTTAATTCGCCAACCTCTTGAATTAACTTCAAAACCTGATCCTTATCAGTAGAACCCCTAATAAGGTTCCGCTCTATATGCCATTCCTTAACTTTAATTATTATATCTTCCATAAATATTCATTCCCTCGCCTGTATCTCCATTGCCACCACTATTGCTTCTTCGAGCGTTTGGACCGGGATTTCCGATTCACCAACGCTCCATCCCTGCGTATCCTTTCCAATGTCTCTTGGCTTAATTTCAACGCTGGTGGCCCCAGTTTTTTCAAGGGTATTGCTCTGCCGTATTTTCTCCAGAAGACCGGATTCCATCCAGGTGGTACTTTCATGCTTCATGGCGAGCGTTTGTTTCCATTACCTCAGTGAACAAATCACAGCACCTTCTCTTCAGTTCCAGGTTCTCCTTGCTCAACTCCTCAACCTTCTGCTTGAGCTTCAAATTCTCATCACTCAACTGCGTCACCCATTGAGGCCAAGATTTTAGCTTCTTCCCTGTCGGCTCATATATATTCATTCATCGTCCTCCTCTAATTCAATCTCTGAATCAAAATCGATTACATCCTCATCGTAATACTCATTCATCGCCTCATTCATGCACTCAAGGATTTCAAAATCCATAAGGTCACTCTCCTCCTCCCATCGATGAAATACTGCCTTGAATTCATGTATCAGTTGTCTTCTTGCTTCCATTTTTTCTCAATTTCACGCGAGGGATTTGACTACGCACCGCAATTAGCCCCCCATCTTTATCACGGATATAATTCCCAAATTCATCCTTCATAAAAAATCTAACCTCATTTTGGCTCCAAAAATGGTACCATCCTGCAAGCACTTCCTCTCTGGTCGGATAAGGATCACTCATCATTCTCCTCGAACCACTCTCCTTGATTTAACTCCTCATCCACCGCCTTGGGCGGAAATCCAATCGCCACTAATGCACCCTTGAATACCTCCACATAATCCATCAACTGGATGAAACCCTTACGCTCCACCACCACAATATCCTTAGTGTTCGTCTCTATCGTTATCTTCATTTTCTGCCTCCGCTTCACAATGTTCGTGATAAATAAAATCTTCGGGGTCATGCTCCTCACCGCAATGCTCGCACCGCCACTTTATGTCGTATGTTGGCCAACCTAAGAACTCACCCATTGATCGCTTCCCTTAACTCCGGCATGACCTCTTCCACCTTTGCTATCACTCCACTCACCCAAGCATCACAATCCCTCATCTCCCCAATACGCTTCCTCGCATACACCACATTACTATGATGACGATCAAATAACCTGCCCGTCGTCTCCAGGTGATTTACCAAATGACTCACATAATACATCCCTATCTGACGAGCCAATGCAGGAGCCGCTAATCTACGCCTCGAATCCATCGCCTCCACCGTAGTGCCACAACATTCTGCAACTACCCTCTTAATCTTCGCAAACTTCGCACCACTCACTTCACAACCTCCCACATATCCTTCTCCACATGCCTCAACGAAATTACCTCACCTAACTTCAAATGAGCATCCGCCTTACTTCTAAATTTCCCATGACTCCCATCTCGAAATTCAACCAACCTCAAATAAGGATTCTTCGGTATCGCATATATCTTACCCTCCCTCACATCACTCTCATCCATCTTCCTCACAACCTCTTCGAGAGGCTTCACCACCTCCTCAATCATCGCATCCACCTCCGCAATCTCCTCCTCCTGCTCCTTCTCTCCAGACATCACACGCAAACGCTCAACCATCTTTGCACTTATACGATTCCCATAAATACAAGTTCGCATCGTACTGCGCTTAATCCCCATCATCCCCGCAAACTCATCCCTAGTGATCCCTAAATCACCCAGAACCTTCATTACTTCTTTTCCAGTCATTCGTATTCATTTGTAGTTTATCGTAGACAAGTCAACTATTTTTCAATAAAAAACAACTATGCCACGAGGAATACCCAAGAAACTAAAAGCTTTTGACGAAAAATTAAAATCTAAGGTAATCACTTCAGCCGCCAGAATTGCCGCAAGACAATCTAGCCCAAAAAAGGAAACTGAGGAAATGGAACTCACCACAAAACAAGAAGAACATAGACTCAGAATAAATAACGCACTCAAGTACGGCATGGAAATGACCGAACAACAGCTCCTTAACGCTGTCTCCAAACAACTCTCCGTTATGGTCGCAGACTCCCTAAACGACCTACATGACTCCATCGAAAAAATACCTCCCCAAAATAAAGCCTATGCCGTAGGTATGCTCTTCGACAAATTTATGACCGTATCCGGTCGCCCCACCAACATCACCGCTTCTGCCAATGTCAAACTAGGTGCATCCGATATGTCCCCAGAAAAAGTAAGATCCATCCTAAAGGGTGCTAAGAAAGCCGCAGAAGCAATCCCCACAGAAGCTTCCGAGGAAAAGGTCATCGAGGTGACCGATGAAGCGTAAAGGCTCAGTCTACGAGCAACTATTCTTTTACGAAGCTCTCGCAAGAAACCTAGAAGTATTCACCCCACTGGGCGATTACCTCCCCCAGGACTGCATACTTATGAACCAAGCGGGCAAAATCTTCCGCATACAAATCAAAGGTACCGCCGATAAAGTCTCAGACAAATCCAGAACCGGAGGACTCGGCAGATATATGATCACCACCGCCACCGGTAATAATGGCAAAACCACTATAGACCCGACCAAAGTAGACTGTATCGCCGCCTATGTCGCCTCCATCCCCACCTGGTACATAATCCCTACACTCCGCCTAGACGGCGCTATCCGCATATCCCTCTACCCACATAACCCAAAGTCCAAGGCTAAACACGAAAAGTACCGCGAGGACTGGGACTACTTCATCCGCTAACCCAACCAACCCCCCATACACACCACTTGTACAACTTTTTGTACATACCGCTGGCGAGGATGGGCGGTGCTTGGAGACGCTTGGCGGTACTTTGCGAGGATGGGCGGTACTTGGCCTTATGGCGAAAAATTGCGTGGGGGGAGTTATGATAATACAGAAATTAGCGGGCGACGCGCCGGACCCCCTCCCCCCCCTAGCTCCTAGAAATGCGAGGTTGTGGCGATAAAAAGCGGTTACAGTTGTTTTTTAATATACTGCTGAAGCCCTAAAAATGGGGGCTTCCGCCTTTTCGCAAGTCAATTTACACGCCAGGAACCGCTAAAACACAGCGATTTGCGATTTACGAAAAGGCTAGATTGTAAAACATATCAACGCATCATGATATGTTGATACGATTTCTCGCGAACTGTAAAAATGCTTATCCGGGTAGAAATGAATCACCTCACACTATTTGCCCATTAAGTGTATTTGGTGTATTTGCGTATTCTTCCTGATTACACTTTTTTGCTATTTACGCCAATTACTACTTTTACATCCTTTTGTCACTCTTTGTAGTTTTGTGCTTGACGGTAGATTGTTTTTCTTGTTTTGTGTGCAAATCCAATGAGCGAGGCAATTCCGCCAAGCTCGTAAAATCAAATATATATGAAGATAATAAAAAAATCACCAAGCTGTAATGCAATTGATGTTAAAAACTGGCTTTTCCCTAAACTTGACGGGAAAGTAAGCATAGGCCCTTACAACCTGATCGAGTTAAAAACTGAAGCATTTAAGATTTATTTCAACAGCAACGGCGTATTCAATGAATACGGCGAAAAGATTACTTCCAATAGCGTTATTAAGATGATGCAAAACGCACAACCTGAGAGGGCTAAAGCAATATGAAAAAACTATTAGCTCCTAAACTTACTACGCCGGGCAAAATTGACATTGCGCGGGCCACACTGGCAAATGACTTGCCACAACTGGCAAAGCTTATTGCGGCAATACCTGGGGACCCGGCAAAGGTAAATACAACTAAATACTTTGCAACGCGCTTTTTGGCTTGGTTTAAAGACCAAAGCGGGGCAACGCCGTTTTCCGTATTTGCGGCGGCGGGTAATATGAAATTGCCCTTCTATGCTTTTTCAAGTTTGCCCGGTTTTGATTGCCCGGGCGCGGGCGCTTGTTTGTACGGGGAAAATGATTTCACGCCGGAAAACTTCGGGAAAGGGTGGTGTTATTCGTTCACCGGGTGGAGATATCCGGCGGCGTTTTTTCGTCAATTGCAAAACTCTATTTTGTTACGGTCCAAAGCGGGCCGGGCAATCGTTGCAAGTAAATTTGCAGATATACCGCAAGGCCGGACCGTTCGTCTTTATGTAGATGGTGACTTTGCTAACTTGGCTATTTTGCGCTTTTGGATGGACCAATGCAAAACGCGGGAAGATTTGAAAGTATACGGTTACTCTAAATCATGGGAACTGTTTTTAACTTTGGACAAGCAA